CTTTGGAAGTAATCACGCTTTGTTGCTCTTCAGTAGGAACTCCGTTATTAAAGTTAACTACTTTCGTTCCTGAGAATCCGTTTTGTACTTCGTTGATTAAATAATCTGCAATCTCCTCTTCTAAAAGTGCATATGGTAAAGCTCCTTGATAGTCAGGATATGCATAATACTTCATGCCTACTGCGTAAGGCTTAAAATATAAAATCTCAACTTTGTCTTTTGAAGTACCAAATGCAGGAAATCTTTTAGGGACGTAATTTTTAGTGTCAGTCCAATCGTCTGAATAGTAATATCCTTCGATTTCGCCATCCTTATTGCATTTCTCAGCACGAAGTAAATTAACAGGCATATGATAAGCCTTAATAATTCTATCGTGTTTATCGTTGTAATGCACTTGGAATGCATATTGACCTAACATTTTTCTATCAAGAATTGCTTTGCGTAAACAATCCTTATTAAACAAAGCCATCATTGATGCGTACTCATTTGGCTTTTTAGAGGCATCTAATGCACTTAATCCTTTTCCGTAAACTAAGCGTGCTATATTATTAATGATTGCCGAGTTCGTTGTGGAGTTCGTGTGTCTATCAATCAAGAATTGAAAGAAATCATTGTTCTCACCAAAATCCACCCAATTCTCACGTTTCGATTCCTGAATTACAGGAGTCGTGTAAGCACTTAGGTTTAATATGTGTAGGTTATTCATATACGATAAATTCGTTTGTTGTTTGATTCGAAATGTATTGACCATCGTTTACAGTATATGCACTGATGGTTTGGTCTGTGCAAAATACTTTGTCTTTATGGCAGATAGTTGCACCGTTGTTTAGTAGTAATGTGTATGTGTGTCCTTCAACAAGTGCAAAGGTTGCAGTAACCGTGTTTGCATAGCCTCCCTGAGTTGAACTTGTAATGCTTATTGAAGTTGTTACATTGGTTTGTTCATCAGTGATTGACATCGTTGTGTAATTCTCGAATCTCGGAATAAAACTAAATGTTTGAGCTGAAGTAGATGTTGTTAATACTATCATATGTATTAAACGACAAAAGAAAGAAAACGTTTTAAAATAGAAAAGGGAGACCGAAGCCTCCCTAATCACGCTATGAAAAGAAAAGTATTATGCTGTTACGATAGTAGCATCATCAAACAAAGTTGCTAAAGCATCTTCAGTAGAACAGTTAACTAAATTAGCTAACAATTTTTCTGTACCTACCATAGTCAAAGTGTAACCATTTAAGTCACCCATTGCACTACCGTTCATTACGTTTGCAGTAGTTAATTCCATTCCGTGTTCAATACCTGCAAGGAAGTATTGTCCGTTTCTGTTTCTTACTACAACGTTAGGACGTCCGTAAGCTAACAATTTAACATTCTTGTGTGTTGTAGCATCTTGTTTTTTCAAAGTGAAAGTTAAAGTTTGCTCAACAAAAGTTGTTCCGTTCTCACGAGATGAAGTAATTACTTGGTCAAAAGTATTTGTTCCTTTTAATTCGTATTTGTATAGGTTAGTAACACCTGATACTGCTGAAACTGTATCTGTTCCAACCGTGTAACTTACACCCGTTGTGTAATCATAATCTCCAAAGTTGATAAAGTAGATAGCATCAATACCACCTACTGCATCTTTGCATGGTTCTAAGCGACCATTTGCGACCTCACATGACATATTTTTAAATTTTAAATGTTATAAAAAAGGGAGGAGTGCTTTACCCCTCCCAGATTAATTAAGTTAATTAAGATTAGTTAGCAGAGTTTGTGATTCCGTAAGTAACCATATCCTCAGCAAATCCGTATTTCGCATCTGCAGTAAATCGCATGATAACACGAACGTTCTCAGAACCGTCAAGGTCAGCCATGTCTAAAACTTTAACTTGGTTCATGTCATTCATTAGACCTGTAGCAAAGTGTAAGTTAGAAGTAGTTGTAGCGATACCTGTGTTAGCAGCCAAACCGTTTGCCATAAAGATTGGAAGACCATCGAAAGACAAAGAACCGTTTGTGTACCATTGTGTACCTTGGTTGTTAGTACCGTTAGCACCTAAACCTGAAGCACCGAATCCACCCAAAGCACGGATATATGCTTTAACGATGTTTTGAGAAAAGTACAATTTCAAGTCTGGTTGTCCGTACATACGAGCAGGAATAGCATCAACCAATTTACCGATTTCAGCAACAACGTTTGCAGCAGTAACAGTTGTACCAGCAACTTCTTGAGCAGATGGTAAAGCAGCATCAGCAGCGATTTGTACAGCGATACCGTCAAATTGACCAGCAGTTGCGTTAGCTCCTGTCCAGATTGTTGTTTCCATAGAAGAAGCAACTTTGTCAGCAACGTATCCGATTAAATAATCAGCGAAAGATTTAGGTAAAACATCAAATGCAGAGTAACCCATCTCAGCAGCTTGCCATGTAGAATGAAAATCTTTTTTACACAATTGTAAGTTAACTTGGAACTCTTCAGGTTGAAGAACACGCTCAGTTAATGTTACTGTAGATGTAGCGGAAAAATCGCATGATGCATTAGCAATCACAGAATCTGTACCGACTTTCTGAATTACTTGTTTGTATTTTACATTTGGGTGGATAGTAAGTCCACCTTGCTCTAATGTTGGAGCAGATAACAATGCAGCAGCAATGTATTTACCTGCGAACTCACCTGCGTAAGTTGTAGTAATTGACGTTGTAGTAGCCATTTTTTAAAATTTAATTAGTTAATAAATTATTTGTTTAATTTTTCAAAGATTGAATCCAATGTTGTTCTTGCTTTTTTGTTTGAGAACTTCATCATTTCAACTGGATTCGTGTTTTCTGGATTAAAAGAGATTGGTTTTGGCTCTTCTGAAAGTTCGGTTGCTTCAACTGCAACTTCGTTAACTTTAGAAAGCGATTCCAATTTAGCTTTCAATTCAATATTTTCGTTTTTAAGTGCTTCGATTTCTGAGAAGAATGTTTCTTTTACGATAGATTCAACTGTTTTCTTAGGAGCAGTTTTTACTTCTGATGCTTCAACAGGAGCTTCCTCTTCAACTTCAACTTCCGCTTCAGGTGCTTCTGGCATTTCTTCCTCTTTTTCTTCCATCTCTTTGATTTCAGCAATTACTCCTTCTTCAATAACTACTAAAATACGTCCATCTTCCAATTCGTATTCTCCTACTGGAACAGGAATCTTTTGTTCGTCCTCTGTAATGATAAATACAGGTGCATCCATTTCGAACGCATCAGCTTCAAAGATTGTTACTCCATCAGCTAACTTCATTTGCTCTAAGCTAACTTCCATTCCAAGAAGTGCTTTGATTTTGTTAATTGTGCTATTTTTCATTTTTCGTTTTTATTTATTGTAAAAATTTATATAATTTATTCCCCATATCTCTTGCTTCGTTGCTTTTAGAAATAGCATCTTTTTCAAGTTTAACAATGTCATTCGGTAGTTTAATTCCTAATTGAGTTGCTTTTTCTTCAGTATCATTATAAGCAGCAAACCAAGACAAATAAGTGTCTGTAAGTTTTCCGTATTTTACCGATAAATCTTTTAATTGACTCTGCATAGATTTAAAATCATTATTGTAAGAATCAAGTGATTTATTGTAACCAATAACCTCATTTTTTAATGCATCAATAGTAGCTAACTCAATTTTGTGACTTGCTAATTCTGTAACCTCGTTGATTGCTGATACTTTCTTAAATACTTCGTTTAATCCCATTTCGTTATTATTTATGTTTATATATTACTTAATGCAGCCACTAATTTTTTTCCTTTTTCTGCCCTTGCAATATCATTTGTAAATGATTTAACCCATCCTTTAAAAATTTCAATTGTCTTTGGTTCTCCTAAATCTGTTGCTGCTTTTAATCCACGTTGTGCTTCAGCTAATCCTTTTTTATTTAGAGCAATAGATTTATCAAGTTTTTCTGCCGCTTGCATTTGTTGTGATTGTAATACTAACAAAGAACCTGATTCAGCCATAATATTAGCAAGGTCATTTAATAACGCCAAATGAACTTTATGACTTGATAATTCAGTAGCGTTGCTTTCGATATCTGCCACTTTTTTAAATACCTCGTTTAAACCCATTGTTCTTTTTTTTATAAAACGTTTCTATTATATTTCTGTTGTATTTTTATCCGTTCTGGCGAACTATTGTTCTTGTTCCGCCATTGACTGTTACCGTAACATTTTCAGTCCCTGTAATCGAACCTATGCCTTGTGCTTGTAAACTTCCATCGCAACATTTCTTGGAGTATTTACCATCTTCGCAAAGGCATCCTCTTCTGCTTCCTGCTTTAGGTGAAGAGTAACTTGGTGTTTTAAATTTTGCCATCTTCTATGATTATTTGTTTTATTTTTTCTAATATGATATCATCTTCAGACATCTGTGACATTTCTAACTTGTCAGCAAAGTAACCCTCAATTGAGAATCCTTTTACTTTACCTTCCTTAACGTCTTTCCATACTTCATCATTATTTACCTTCATTGAAATCATCCAAGTTCCTTTTGGTAAACTGAATCCGTATTTCACAGATTTATCGTGCTTCTCGTCCTCAATAATCCATGATTCAACTACTGACATTCCGTTCAATTTCTTGTCGTGTTCATAGGTAGCATTGTTCTGATTTGCGTTCATTAAGAAAAGCTCAGATGCTTTACGAACCGTGTCCTCTGAAAAGTAAATATAGTATTCTTCTTTCTTTTCGTTTACTCGGTAGATGTGTTTGTTTGGAATCAAAGCAGCACCCATTAAGATGCGTTTCTCTTGATCAATCTCTTTTAACTCTACTTCGTGTTTTGATAGATGAATGAAGTTCTCTTCAATGGCAGGAGATTTAACGACTGACACAGCGTCAATTCCGCTCATTGAATCTTTTTCGTCAATTACTAATTCGATTATTTTCATGATATAAAAACGATTTATTGGACTAATGTTGCATTTTCAATTCTATTTCTATCCAAGCTCTGAGCAGATGTAACATCACCTGACACCACATAAGCCTTCATTGGTTGCTGTTGTAGTTGTGCTAACTGATTCAAACCTGAGTTACCTACAACGTTAAATGATGGTGACATGATAGAACCACCACCACCAGCACTTGGAGAAGAGGAAGAAATGCCTGAAGCACCTGAAGCAGAAGTTGAAGTTGAAGAGGAAGTTCCTGTTGAAGCATCTGAAGAAAAATCAGCTCCTAAGAAAACAATCGAATCTATCGTAAAAGAAACATTCTTCTCAGAAATCGAAGCACTTAAAAACGAAAATATTGAATTGAAAGCGAAATTGGAAGCACTTTCTAAAGTTGAAGAAGTTGCAGTTGAAGCAACCGAACTTTCAGAAGAACCTAAACCAATCTCTTTCAATCCTGAAAACACGAATCCTGTTGAAATGATGAAGTTCTCAAACAAAAGAGCAAGAACTACTATGGATTCAATCTTTGAAAAATTAAACAAATAATATTAACTAATTAAATTTTAAAAAATGGCTACTACAACGTCAATTACTACAACTTACGCAGGTGAGTTCGCAGGTAAATACATTGCTGCTGCATTGTTATCTGCACCAACATTAGAGCAAGGTGGACTTACTATTCACCCAAATGTAAAATACAAACAAGTTATCCAAAAAGTTGGAACGGATGATGTAGATAAAAACTAAA